ATTGATCGGCAGGTGGTAATTCCGTCAGAAGGTCACGCGTGAAAACAGAACGCGGCGCACCGGGGCCAAAGGACGTGAAAAGCCGATTGAGCTGATTAACGATATTGCGCAATGGCTCACTTGTGCCGCGCGGTGTGGTGAGTCTCATACAACAGCTCCGCTTGGGCGCATTTGTAGGGAGGCAGGCAATAACTCAGCCTGCAATGTCTTGTTTGCCTTATCCATGCCGCGCTCATAAAAGCCGCCATAGACCGTGATATTTTCTTCGTAATGGATAAAGGGCGCACAGTGTAATAATGCGCCATATAGATAGACGGACGGAAAGCGAGTTAAAATCTCGTTGGTGTCATCATCATTTATAAGCCGTGTTAGTCCCGCCTCATAGATAATCGTTAAATCACCAGATGCCTCTGCGGGGTAAAGCTCAATTTTTCCGCTCAGTACGCGATAATAACGCGCAATACCTGAAACAGGCCGCAAGCCGTCAAACGCTTCACGGTCGGCAGGCTGTAGGACAACCCCCGCAAGCTGAACGTTTAGAAGCTTACGAAATCCATCCGGTAAATCCGCTTTTCCATCCACAACAGTGAGTGTTGCCGTTTGCTCGCGTAATGAGCCGTGAAGGTCAGCCTCAATATCAGATTCCGCTAACTTGATAAGATTGACAACATCATCATCAAGATCATTTCGCTTTAGCGTGTCCGTTATTTGGGTTTTTAATTCGCCGTAATTCAAACCACAAGCTCCGCGCACCTTAAGTGCATATATTCAGGATCATTTAGCTTTTGCCGTAACTTCTTCTGGCATCCGGGGTCTGGAGATAGGCAATCCCATCCCTCCTCTGTCAGCCATTTATATTGAAGATTAATCGGGATAGTCGCGACCTTGAAACCCAATCGACCACGCTCACACGCCTTACCCTTGGCATTGTAACGCTCACGTTTATTGGCCTCTAGGATAGGCTCAACATCTTGCGTTTTGAGGTAGTCAACCGTGGATTTGTCACCTCCGCCGTTATAGTTAAAACGGCGGAGCGTAGTAATCCCTGTAAAGGGATCATAATCAAACGGCTTGAAACCCGTTGACATGATTAGTCCTCAGTCTCGACAAAGCCGCGCTCTTCCAAGGCTTCGGCAGTGGCGGGCTGGCATTTAAACACATCCTTGTGCTTAAATTTCTTATCCTTTGTGCCTTCACGCTCTCCGGTTGAAATCTTACCGTCACCCTTTTTCAGGACGCGCACAGAGACCAAACCGTCGTCTTGAGTCTTTGGCTTTGTGTTGGTCATTGGCTTTGTGTTGGTCATTGTGGACTCCGTGAAATGTAAGTGAAAAGGCCCGCCATTAAGCGGGCCAAGGTTATGTTTAAGTTAGGTCAGCAATAACAGCCGACGCCTTCTCATTAAGAGATTTGAGCGTACACTCGCCGATCATTTGGAAAGGCATAGAATCGCCATTCTTCGGCAGGTCTTCAGAGAATACCTTACGCAAAGTGGCTTTCTTAAAGCGAGACGGGTCAACAATCAGCGCGTCGCGGGTTAGCGCATAAGCGTGAGGGATTGCTGTGATTTGTCCGAAGTTACCGACATACACATCAGCCGCGCCGTGAATGACGCGTTTACCACGCTTGCCAGAAACACTGTCACGTGTCTCAGATAAGCCCGGAAATGCCGCAAACTCTTCTTTATGCTTACCAGACATATAAGCCTGTAAATTGTCAGTCGTCTCGCCTGTTTCGTTGAAACGTTGCAAGAGAACGTCCTTGAGAAGCGTTTCGGTGAAGGTGCGCTGTGTGCCATCCGTTGCCGCTGTCACATCAGAGCCGGAAAACCCGCCATCCGCGCCGCCAACACCGCGTGACGTATTGGATGTGATCCAAGCCAATGCGCCTGCCATTTTGCGTTTCGTTGCGCCGGACTGCTGTTGAGAGCCTTGATTGACAATCATAGCGTACTCCATATCGCGTTTCATCGCGATACCTTTGAGCATCTTTTGGCGGTCAAGTTCATCCGCAACAGCCGCCGTATCAACCGCTTGCTGTGTCCCTGTGATAGAGCCCGACTTCTTAAAGATTTGAGTGCGGTTGCCGACACGCTCACGGACATTGGCTGTCTCAATTGCCGTATCATCACCCTCAAGGTGTGAGTTGTCAGTATTCAGCGCGTCGAGGCTTTCAATCTGCCACTCTGTATAAGTCGCATCTGCCTTAGCCGTGCCAATATTTGACATGAACGGGGTTTTTTCAGGCGCAACGCGACTGATTTCGTCTGACAGGTCTTCGCGATTGCCCACCGCCTGCAAGGTGTTAAGTGTGTTAGTTGGTACAGCCATTGGAAACTCCTATTTAAGCTGTGCCCGCCATTCGCTTTGCCTTGCGGTATTCGAGCATGTCTTCCATGTCGCCGGAGGCATCTGCTTTAGCCTTCAAGGCCTTTAAACGGGCAGTTTTGGGATTACCGTCACCCTTGTTTCCCGGCCTTAATGGCTTGGAAGGGGTTTTCGGCTTCTTTGGTGCGGCCTTGAATTTGGCCTGTCCCTGTTCATACAAATAAGCTTTGTAAGCTATGTCGAGATGTGCGGCCTCAGATAAACGAATATCGTCCGGCTCAATGCCCTTGCCGCCAGCCCACTCTATGAAAGGCCCGGCTTTTGCGGGGTCTAACAATGGGGATTCCATGCGCTGTAATTCAATATTGCGCTGAGCAACAAAGGCTTCATTTGCCTCAGCCTCTTGGCGCGCTAACTCTGCTGTCTCTGCCTGTAATTCTTGGTTCACATATTGAACAAGGTCTTGATTGCTAATCTGGCCTTGTGCCAATGCAAGCTGAACGTCGGGCATCGCCGCATAGTCCTGAACTCTACGTTGGCGGGTCGTGTCAATCGCGCTCTCAAGTTGCTGTAGCTTGGCTTGAGTTTGCTTATTCGCGTCCCGCATGGCGGTCTCGACCTTTGTAGAAAGATCCATTTGCGTCCGGGTGACATAAGCCTGCGCTTTCTTATCCTGCTCCAACACAAAACGTTGGGTATCAGGGTCTAGCGTCGCAAACTTCGCTTTTCCTTCGGCACTCCAAAAATGAGGCGCATCGGTGGCCGTTTCCGGCTCAATGGTCTCATCAGCTTCGTCAGGGTTAACCTCTTGCGGCTCCCCGTCGTTTTCAGACGTTTGGTCGTCCAAATCTTCTGCAATTTCTTCTGCGCCTTCATCTTGCGGCGCGTCTTCTTCGGTATCGATAGGGGCTTGCGTGTCAGCCTCTTCGCGGGCGCTTCTGCGCTCCTCTAAAATACCGTCTATATCTGTGGCTGGCTCAACAGCCTCGCTTGTCGTATCTAATCCGCTTTCTGGCGCGGCGCTTAAATCTTCTGACATCACTTAATCTCCTTAAGACTGTGAATTATGAATGGTTAAACTGTCGATATGCGCGCGCATGGCGGCGCGGACTTCTTCCAATGTTTGGAGGCGAATGGAGTTTTTCCACGCGCTTGCCTCTGTGGAGGCGGGGCTCTCAAGGTGCTCAATGGCAGAATTGCGCAAAGCGTCCGTCGCTGTCTCAAATATTTCTATCGCATCACTGGCCGCTTGGGCCTTCTGCTTTAGGTTCATCGGCCTACATTGCCGCCGGGATGTAATGCGGGAAGATCGGTCTGTGTCTGGGCCTCAATAACGGCGCGCTTAAGACTTGTTTCTTGCTCTTTATCTGCCCTGTAAATATCTGCCTGTTGCTTGGCTTCTATCTTCATACTCTCCAACTGAGACTTGAATTGCATATCTTGTTGTTTGGCTTGCATCTCGGCTTGCGCCTGTTGCTCTTGCGGGTCAGGGGCTTGCTCTTGTTGCTCTGTGATCGCCTCAGCTCTCTCAAGGTCTATGAATATCCCGCTCAACCCTTTGACAGGCAATGTGTCGATGAACTTAGTTAGAACCCTGTGAATACCGCTTACATCAAGAACTGGCCCTTGAAGCCCCCCCTGTAAGGTGACGACCTGCTCCAACATCTGCAAAACCTCTCGCAAGGCATTACGTGTGGCATCCATGCCGCCGGAGCCAATCTCAATGACCATATCTTTACGTGCACCCCAGTTTGTCGGGTCAACCTCAACCGTGTCGCCGTTAATACGCGCTCTCATTGGGCCAAAAGCCGTGTCTCTCAGCAGGTCGTGAATACCGACACATAAGTCAACAAAACCCATCTCGGCAAAGATACGGGCTATTAATCGCGTCCGTCTCTGTCCCATATTCTCTTGTGACTGCTGACCTGTTGCCGTTTTGTGTAAAGCATCACTGCCAATACCCATATTATTGCGTATAACGCCGGATCGCATCTCATTGACCGTGGCCATATATTCAAGTGCGCCTGCCGCATCAAAATCTAACCCGCCCGTCTGAATAGACCGCACAGCGTTACCGCTTTTTGAGCGAACAGGAGAGCCGGGCGTATTGTTGAGCAAGTCGGGTATTGTATTCGCCGTCGCCTCGGTTTCAGCAACCTCATTACGCTGATTTAACGCAAAATAACCGCTATCCAACATCATGCGCAGGAGTGACGTTTTAATGCGTTGAACCTCCATCGTCTTATCGACCATTGAGAGCCCGATTAAGCGGTGCGGGTTTGGGAAAGGTGTAATCGCCGCAAAAGGTATGCTTGGAACAATTTGCTTATCCAGAACAATGCCCTCATCACGACCTGTGACAACTCTCCACGTTTTAATGCCCTCGCCGTCCATATCTGTGCGGATAAAGTGGGCGTTGACCTCTACGCGGCGTAGTCCATTCGTTCCTGCCGTATCTGTGCCATCATCCGTTTCATCAACCGTATCGCGGGCTTGTCGCGTTTCATCATCAGGTACATAGCTTGACAGTTTCTCAACAAGTGCTTCATCATACCCATCTTCAATAAGCGTCTGCACACGCTCCCGGCTTCGCATTGCAACATAAGTGCACTCAGCCAGTGTGTCGCCATCATCCGAAAACCAAACATCCTCTGGCGGGACAGCCTTAAAACAGACTTTAAGCTCTTTGCTCTCGCTGATAAATGTGAGGGTAATAACGCCGTCGTCACCCTCCTGCATATCCGTCCACTCAGCGCCCCGCGCCTCCATGAACTCAATAGCCGCCATACCCTCAACTTGATCTTGAACTGTAACTGAGTTTTCGTCTTTCGACTCTTTGATTTCAGCCCACCAGTGCCAGATACCAAGCTTAACGGTTAGCGCGTCTTTGAAGGCTGTATATAAGTGCCGCCACCCTTTGTTTTGCGCGAACAATACATGACGAATGAAATCAGTTTCTTGCTTTGCCGCTTCAACATCATCATCGCCTTGTGGCTCAAACTCAACAATATCTTCTTCCGTAAATATCCCCATCAAGTCCGGCAAGATGGTCTCAATCGTATCTGCGACTGTGGTGTCAACGGCGCTTGATCGGTTGGGTAAAACCGTAAGGTCTTTCATTTCGCCTTTGAAGTATTCCAACGCCTTTTCACGTTGCGCATCTAAGGTGTCTGAATTATTACCGTGAGCAAGGCCAATCGCGCGACTGCTTTCATCCCGCAATATCTTGCCGATCTCTTCATCTGATAAGCCAGGCTTTGCAGATGTGTCTGTTTTATTCATTTACACAGCTCCAAAGTTAGGGATTACGAGAGGTTTTGCAGGGCCACGCGGCAGTAATTGCTTATAAAGAACGCCAATCATCCCAAACGCATCCGCACCGTGTGATGACCAGTCATGGTCAGGGCCAAGACCCACCTCACGCTCTTCGTCTATTTTTTCGTGGTAAAAACTTATTGCCTCTA